TGCCACTCGAGAGGAGCCTCTAAGAGGACTCTCCACACCTAAGACAATATAGATTCCAATGACTGAACCAGTGACAACCGCAGAACACTCGAGGCCACTCATGGCCGAGCTAGTATGTAGTCCGATCGTTCCTAAAGCCTAGACTGGTCTGATGACCACGAAGCTATTGAACTTATAGACATACGGATTTGTCCCATCAACTCCGGAGATACAGATCTCAATCACATCGGTAGGGTCCGTTTGAACAACGTACCATGTCGACGAGACCATCGATCCTGCACCTCCGTAGGAATGGACATGGAGTCGGGAATAAGGATCTGAGGGGTAATTGGGAAGCGCTACACCACCCTTGCGAATATAGAGGGTAGCTGTACAAGCTGCGGACACCGAATTAACGATGGCAATTTGTGCAGTTACCGTGTATGCGCCGATAGGTAGGCCTACCTTTCCCACATCAGCCCCTGTATAGACGTAGCCGAAATTGATCGGCGAGAGACGAAAATCGTAGGGGATACGAGTTATCACTCCCGTTGTTGGATATTTCCAATCATCCGTGAGCGACAACATAACGGAACTAGCAGTAGCAGGTCCGCCAAAGCTGGACGTCTGTGGAGTAAAGAACTCCACATCATAGTCCACCCATAGCTTTCCGACCACCGCCGTCCCGGCCATCCCTATCGCACCTACATAAAGAATCCCACCGTCATACAATCCACGATCGTAAGGAACTGTGTACGTTCGTACCAGTTTCCTCGGACCATTGGGAAACATTGACCGAGGGTCCATTGTGCAGGTGATCTCTCTCCAACATACGTCTTCTACAGCATCCTGTCCGTTAGTCGCTGTCTTCTCGTCGTAAGGTGGAGTATCCTTTGTAGAATACTCCGGCGAGAGGATGATCGAACCCACGGTAGCTGTTGAACTTCTCGTGACGAACCGGTACCGAAGACGATGGAAGCAGTACTGCTGCCATTGTTTCGCCACCTCATTCAACCACGGAAAGCTTGCGGCCAACCCTGGGTTCACATCATAGCGAGTTGCGGTCCATAATGTTGTTCCCGTAACATCTCCAATCATCTCAGAATTAACAATCCTCCGGGACGACATCTTTGTCCCTGAATAGGACTGTTTCTGAGAATAGGCAACTGGGGCAGCCATAATGGTGCCCGCGGACTTGCCTAATCCATTTGTCTTGTTCATAGTCTTGGTTTTCGAGACCTTAGTCTTGACTTTGACCTTGACCTTCTTCTTCTCTTTCGAATCCATTGCTTGTATTGGGTACCCCAGCAACTAAGGGGACTATACATCCTTGCGAAACTGGCCTAGCCAGACGATCCGTGTAGTCTCTCGACCATCCGGGGAACTGAAAACTCCCCTTGGTACGGAACTATTGAATCTACACCTAAGGCATACTCGGAGGGGGCGAATTAAGTCACCTCACGCTACGATTCCTCCTCTATGGTTTCGACCCACCCCACAGGCACAGCCGTGAGAGTCTAACAGGACTCCAACCTGCGTCTTAGAGTGGCCAGGGTCTATCCCATCAGTCCCGCGTCTCAGAATCCCATACCCTATCCCCAAAGGATAGGAGCCATGGGTAATCTAGGCATCCAGGATTTCAGTGTAGATACCGTTTTGGACCGATCACTCGCAAGAACCCAATGGGCCTTTTATCGTCTTGCTCAGGACGGAGGCTCCGACTAACGAAAGTCGGAGCAAAGGTTCGTTGGTAGCGAAAGCAATGGCGGAGCTTCTGGAGCTCCATGAGCCACAAGCCGTCCCTCCCAGTATTCATCCATTTTCTCAATGGACATCGGTTTTAATCGGTGCTCTGGGCGGAATCGCTTATACATGATTGAATCAGAGTCCAGATCGGAGGGTTTCTCCTGGGAAGCACGTGCAATATATGCAAGCTTTTCCAGCCAACCTCCCGTTATCTGATCAGTCTCCCCGTCCTCCATTGCGTGGCCTGTTGGGACAATCCTCCATCTCAATGTCGATGCAGCTAGCTCCACCAACAATTTGTTAGTGGTTCCAAGCCGACGACAGAGTTGGAGTCGCTGGTCCGCTATAAACATAGCGGCCAACTGTCTCTGAGCAGTTGTCACACGCCAGGTACGGGGCGCGGTGCGGATATCGAGACCGAATCCACCCAGATGAACTGGAACATACCAGTTTGGGTAGTATTTGGTTCCGAACCATTTCGTTTTCCATCGGGAGAGTGCCGCAGGTATAGCACATTGTGTCCAAGGACACAAGCGTACCATCTTAGACAAATCTTTCCCAATTTGTGTTGGTGTTGCTCCCTCCGTAGATTTCTTGAACACCTTACCCTTTACAAGGTTCAGGTTCAGGTAACCTACCCTGGTCATCAGACTTCTTCGATAGATAAATGTCTGGCTATTGATCAGAGCAAAAGAGGTAGAAACGTAATTCTTCCCCACGCTTATCTTAAAGCCGGCATCATGTGCCGTGGCATAGAAGATCGAGAGAAAGGAAGATTCACATTTAAAGAGCATATCATCACCATTCACAAGGACGTTGTGCCACATCAGCCGGGCAAGATTAATTCTTCGCCAGACTTCCTGCTGACACATAGGTTCGTTGATCCAACGTCTGATAGCGCACCGGTAGACCGCAAGATTGATCAAACACAGGATCGGGAAACTAAGAGGGTGGCCCATGAACTGGCCATCGATCCCTCTACTCATTTTCTCGTCCTCTGGATACTTCATGAGAGAGTCTAGACCAAGACTACGCAGACCCAAAGCCCGTAAAGGGCAATCCTCTAAAAGGGATTCGAGCACCGCTAATGTAGCGTCTCGTTTAAGAAGATCTGTAGCAGCCTCATAGTCAACACTGACCCACAAAGGTAACTCTCTGAGGTCCATCTCGCGAATCCGTGGCTCTAAGTTGTCAAGGAGCATGGTTGAGTACCTGCTTCTTTTCCATGCACTCAGAAGATAGCCCTGAAGGGGCTGAAGTGCACTGTATAGATAACCGTCACCCATGGTGACCATTCTGTACTTTCCTGGTTCGGCGATAGCCAGAACTTTCACGTTCTGCGCAGGCGGAATAAAGGGATCCGAGACTAGATAATCTGGATCAAACTCTCTTTCTAGAGCCTTCCGTAATACGGACTTGTATTCCTGATTTCGCCATTCGTTCAATTTTGCCACCAGAAAGGGTAATTTCCCAATCTTCTGGGATTCACCCACTTTCAAATCCGGAATCTGGAAGTGCCTAATCGTGCTCAACGCACCGCCCTGACGGCGGTTTGCTTGGAGACAGGCACTTCCAGTTGGAAGGAACTTTGAAAAGTTCCTTTTGGATCTGTTCACCAACCTATCGGTCAACGAAGATATTTGAGACCGAAGATCAGCTGGACAGAGTCCATGGTTTGAGGTTAATCGTTCCCGATGTTTGTCATACGCAGCCTTTCGTTTCAAATCACCTAATGCAGGCCATGCCTGCTTCGAACCCTTTGCAAGGGAATAGATGAAAGAGACGTCATGCCGCGCAACAGCTCGGGCGATAAACCGTTTACACCAACCGGAGAAGAGGGGGACAGTGATGAAGGGATCTCGTTCCGGCCAATTAGTATCCCTCACCACCTGACAAAGATGAACATTGAGCCAGTACTTTAGGAACGTTTGCTCCTTGTTATCTTCACTTGTAAGAAAGTTTATCCGTCGGGCTGATTTGCCCATTGACCGGATGAAACGATTAAGCTCTCTATCGCTACTAAAGATCTTATGCCGGAGTGACCTCCGGGCGATGAAGGGCCAAACAAGTGACTCAACCAGAATCGGAACGTTCGAGGGTATTGCTACCCCCTGTCGCTTAACACAGCTTTTTACGGCTGCATCAGTGACTCGGCGTACGAGACTTTCGATGGAACGGTTCGAGGTGTCTTGTCCCACCTTAGTCCACATACTAGCAGCGACCTTACTGCCAAAGGGCGGTTTGGGCTCGCCAGACAATTCGAACAGGTCATTGTTCTTTAGTTCGGCCTGTCTGCCAGCTAGAGGAGAGACGCTATCTTTTGAATCGAT